AAGAAGCCTGTTAAGAAAAACATGGGCGGAATGATGGGCTATAAAAAGGGCGGTAAAGTCCGTGGCTGTGGTATGGCTAAACAGGGCGTCCGCGCTGCTAAAATGGTGACTATGAAAGGCTCCTAATGCGCCAGTACTACAAGTCTGGAGGAGTAGCGACTAAAAGAGACCCCGCCAAATGGGCTGCAGCTAAATCGCGAGCTAAAGCTAAAATGGGTGGGAAGCACTCTGCGCGAGCTATGCAACTTGCTACTAAGTACTATAAAGACGCTGGCGGTGGTTACGAAGGAAAAAAGAAGCCTTCCAATAAACTATCAAAATGGACAAAGCAAAAGTGGAAAACAAAGTCAGGAAAGCCATCCGGCAAGACCGGCGAAAGGTACCTACCGGAGAAAGCAATAAAGTCGCTGTCCTCCAAGGAGTATGCAGCGACCACCAAAGCAAAGCGTCAGGGGACTGCTGCCGGAAAACAGTTCGTCAAACAGCCCAAACGCATAGCGAAAAAGACTGCTAAGTATAGGAACACGTAATGACAACCTCTGGAACAACTAACTTTAATATGGAGTTTACGGAGATTGCGGAAGAGGCGTGGGAACGCGCAGGGCGGGAGATGCGTTCTGGGTATGATTTACGTACTGCGCGGCGGTCTATGAATTTACTTACTATAGAGTGGCAAAACCGCGGCATTAATATGTGGACTATTGACAGTGGGACTGTTGATCTAGTCGCTGGCACTTCCGTATACGATCTCCCTGCCGATACTATCGACCTGATAGAGCAGTCTATACGAACGGGTAACGGAGATATTGCTACCCAATCAGACCTTACATGCAGCCGTATAAGTGTCAGTACGTATTCTAGTATTCCCAATAAACTAGCCCAAGGTAGGCCGATCCAAGTATGGATTGACAGGCTTCGCGATGCCCCACGTATTAATGTCTGGCCTGTGCCAGACGCTAGCAATACATATACATTTGTGTATTACCGACTACGCCGCATCCAAGACGCCGGGTCTGGAGTAGAGACGGCAGACGCAAACTTCCGTTTCCTCCCCGCGCTTGTTTCTGGGCTAGCCTATTATATCGCAATGAAAATACCAGAGTTTGTTACGCGACTACCGGTCCTTCAGGCAGAGTATGAATCACAATTTACAAAGGCTTCGGGGGAAGATCGAGAAAAAGCGTCTATTACTATTACTCCTAGGGTGGCAAGAATATAATGGCTAGGTTTGCTTCAACTCGAATCGCGCTAGGGATGTGCGATATTTGTGGGTTTCAGTACAAACTACGTGATTTACGTAGTCTAATTGTTAAAAACCATGAAACTAATGTGAAGGCGTGCACAGAGTGCTGGAACAACGACCAACCGCAGTTATCGTTAGGGGAGTATCCAGTTGACGACCCTCAAGCAGTTCGTGACCCGCGTCCAGATAGAAGCCTTGGAGTTTCTGGAGATTATAGTAGTAGAAACATACAGTGGGGCTGGAATCCAGTAGGGGGCGGAAATGACCCATATAATCTAACCCCAGATGACCTAGTTGCTGTTGGGTATATCGGGCAAGTTACAGTAACAACCACGTAGGAGTTTAGTTATGTACAATCCAAAAAATGTGTTTAACGAAAAAGAAGTTAAGGTAGTAAAGAATATGGGTTGGCCCGTACCGGTACCATGCCCTCACGCACCAAAGCCTGATCTGCGAGGGGTTAAAACCTCTGGAGTTAAGGTGCGCGGTGTAGGAGCGGCAACAAAAGGTACTATGGCCCGCGGGCCTATGGCGTAACCATGAACTATACAGAACTAAAAGCTAACGTTCAGAACATCTGTGAAAACACGTTTACAGACGATGAGCTTGCTATGTTTACGGATCAAGCAGAGCAAAAGATATATAGTTCTGTACAGTTTCCTGCGCTACGGAAAAATGTTACCGGAAGCATGACCGCGAGTAATAGCTATCTGGCGGTACCCACAGACTTTCTATGGTCCTATTCCTTATCTGTAGTAGACGGTAGCGGGGATTTCCACTTCTTACTAAACAAAGATGTGAATTTTATCCGTGAAGCCTATCCTGCAGTAGCTACAACCGGGCTTCCTGTTCATTACGCCTACTTCTCCGACAATAGCTTTTTGCTCGGCCCTACGCCTGACGCTGCGTACACTTCCGAGCTTCACTATGGGTACTACCCAGAATCTATAGTCACTGCGGGAACAACATGGTTAGGGGATGAGTTTGACTCTGCGCTCCTAAACGGCGCACTTATCGAGGCTATCAGGTTTATGAAAGGCGAGGCAGACGTTATCGCCATGTATGAGAAACTATATCTACAGTCAATAGGATTGCTTAAAATGCTTGGCGATGGTAAGTTACGAGAAGATACTTACCGTTCAGGGCAGTTTAAGCAAGCCGTAAGCTAGGAGCAGAACTATGGCTATTACTCAAGCTATGTGCACGTCTTTTAAGAAGGCGTTGCTAGATGGCGAAATGGATTTCAGCGGCGACACTGGGCAGTCTTTTAAGATCGCCTTATATACCTCGTCTGCAACATTAAGTGCAGCTACAACCGCGTATACAACATCTAATGAAGTTGCTGATGGCAGTGGGTATTCCACCGCCGGAAATGCTCTTACGATAGTAGCCCCTACTACATCTGGCACTACAGCGTTTTTAGATTTTTCTGATGTGACGTGGACTTCTGCCAGTTTTACAGCGCGGGGCGCGCTAATTTATCAAGTTGGAGGCAGTACTCCTGCGGTAGCGGTCCTTGACTTTGGGGCAGATAAAACTGCTACGTCTGGTGATTTTGTAATCCAGTTCCCTACCGCTGATGCTTCTAACGCAATTATACGTATCGCGTAGGTGGTTTGAGTGCCGTCCTCCGTACAGTATAGCGGTTGGGGAGGAGGTCCGTGGGGCACGCCCACCGCTTGGGGGACCGGCTACTTAGCTACATCTGTTGATGGTGTTGCTGGCACTACAGCGTTAGGCTCTGAGACTGTAACGGTAGACGCAACGGTAACCCCCACAGGGGTAGCAGCGGCAGGGTCGGTTGGAAGTGTATCTGTAACTGGAGATTCTAATACGGTACCAACAGGGCTATCTCTTACGGGTACGGTAGGTACTGTTAGCATATTAGAAGGCACTGGAGTAAATGTAGTTCCCATCGGGGTAGTTGGTACGGCTTCAGTTGGAGATTTTATGATTTGGGGTGAGGTTTCAGATGCGCAGACACCAAACTGGCAAAACCTTACTGGCTTTTAACTATATATGCTGTAACATGCTACTAGGCAGAAGAGGTTTATAATATGGCGACTCAATATACATCTATCCTTAAGCTAGCGTTGCCCACACAAGGGGAACTTAGCGGATCATGGGGTACCACAGTAAACGAAAACATTACCACTATGGTCGAGCAAGCTGTTGCGGGGCTCGCTACTATTAACTCATGGTCGGTCAACAGCCACACGCTAACTACTGCAGACGGCACCACTTCTGAGGCCCGTTGCGCTATGCTAGTAGCGGATGATGATGGTGGTGGGCAACCTAGCGGCGCAGCTACAATCATATGCCCTACCGCCTCTAAAATCTACATCCTTAAAAATATATCTGGGCAGGCGGTTACTTTAAAAACAGCAAGTGGCACTGGTATCGCAGTTCCAAATAACGGCACGTCAATTTTATTCTGTGACGGTACTAACGTAGTAGAGGCCATCAATAATATTACTGGGGCGCTTACAACCGGCGCGCTTACTGTCGTTGGAGATGTAACCGCATCAGGTACTTTAAATGTTACAGGCGACACCGCTGCAGGTGACGACGCCGCTATCGGGTACACAGCCGCGGAAGGTCTTATCCTTACTGGGCAAGGTTCTACAAACGACGTTACTATTAAGAATGACGCTGATGCGGATGTTATAGAGATACCTACCGGTACAGTTAACGTTACAGTAGCTGGAGACCTTACATCAGCGGGTACTTTAAATGTTACGGGTGATACCGCTGCAGGTGACGCCGCGGCTATCGGCTACACCGCCACAGAAGGTCTTATCCTAACCGGCCAAGGCTCTACAAATGATGTAACGATCAAGAACGATGCCGATGCAGACGTTATTGAGATACCTACTGGCACCGTTAACGTTACAGTAGCTGGAGACCTTACATCAGCGGGTACTTTAAATGTTACGGGGGATACTACAGCGAATGATGCGGCTGCTATCGGCTATACATCTGTAGAAGGTCTTATCCTAACAGGTCAAGGCTCTACGAATGATGTAACGATCAAGAACGATGCCGACGCGGATGTAATAGAAATACCAACTGGTACTGTTAATGTGACAATGGCGGGTACGCTAGATGTTGTTGGTGACGTTACTGGAGGAAACTTCCAGCCGGACGGTGATACAGCTTCTGGTGATGCGGCTGCTTTTGGTTATACAAGCGTTCTTGGAGCTATTCTCACAGGACAGGGAAGCACCAATGATGTAACTCTGGTCAACGATGCAGATGCTACAGTTCTAGGAATCCCAACAGGTACAACTAATGTAACCGTTGCAGGGTCTATTACCGGGGGCACTATTGTTTTAGCTGCAACTGACACAGATACGAGTAACACGGGAAGC